ATGCAACAGTTCGAGTACAACGTAGACATGAACAGCAACGGCATCATGGGCGAGTGCATAGACTGGTGCCAGGAGAACTGTGAAGGTAAATGGGGTTGGTGGTTCGAACCAGCGGGAGAGATAGAGAATCCTGCCAACCATTGGGAACACCAAAACGCATATATGAGTTTCGAGAAGAAACTGGACGCTACCAGGTTCTGGATGAGCGTGGGAATACAGAACAGTGGGAAGAGATAGGGATAATTACTAGTATGAAACCATTTGAAATAACAGACAGTGCAAAATCACAGATAGAAAGATTACTCGAGAAGAACACAGGCAAGTACGCCGTGAGCCTGGCGGTGCTGGGCGGTGGATGTGCAGGATTCAAGTACGAGTGGGGATTCGCTGACACCAAAGAAAATGTCGCCGAAGGCGATCACATGGAAGACTGGGGCACGGGCAGGTTCGTTGTGGATGAAACCTCATTGTTGTATGTCATGGGCACCAAGATCGACTGGGTGGAGGAGACCTTTGGATCGCAGTTCGAGATATCCAATCCCAACAGTTCAAGCTCTTGTGGTTGCGGAGAATCATTTGGCATCTAATGGATACCGCTTTCATAATAGGCAACGGTGAATCAAGAAACATCTTCCCAATAGATAACCTAAAAGGACATGGTGTGATATATGGATGTAACGCCATATACCGAGATCATCCCATGCTGTGTAATCACATTGTCGCAGTCAATCCGCTAATGTACGAGGAACTGGCCCAGTGGCACAATGACGGCAAGGAGTCACCAAGCATTCACGGTCCGGATGACATCAGCACGTGGAACTACATCTGCGAGGGCGATCATGAACACCACATACCCGAGGGACTGAAAATTTACAGGGTATGGCGTGGTGGTGACGTCAAGAAGGGTGGCAAGATCAAGACCAACGACTTCTCCAAGTCACGAGGTTCCGGTTGCAGTGCTGTGTTGATGGCCGCGGAGTCAGGCATCAAGAACATAGTGATAATGGCATTCGACATCATGGGTGCCCAACAGTGGGAGATGGACACACCCAGCAGGATACAGAACAACATCTACAAGAACAGTACCAACTATCCAGACAGGGCCAGCATGAAGGCATATCTAAAATATGAATGGATGTATCAACTTAGACAGACGTTCAGGAAGTTTCCTGGAACAAACTTCTATTTCATCAATCGCAAGGAATATTTGGAAGGTAATCCTTTCCTGCGTTGGTACTTCGATCAGTCCAATATAAAATGTGGCATCTACGCTGACCTACAGAGATGGATAGACGGCCACAGGAACGACATCCGGTGGAGACAGTTATAGGGTCTTGGTACTGCTGGCGTCCAGTTGATACACCCGACGCATTTTGACGCCCACGCTTTGGGCAAACTTCTTGGAATCACAATTACTGCACACGTGCTTGTAGTCGTTTGAGGCACGAGCGGGATCCACCTTGGATTTGGGCCTCTGGAATGTCTCGGAACAGGCGTCACACCTGAACACGTAGATCATGTTCCGCCTTCGATAGTTGTGCATGACCCCGTACTTGCTCTCCCTCTTGTACAACTTGATGGTTTTAAGGGTTTCTACGAACATATTCGTATTTAATAAATACGAGTATCAGATTATGGCGAGAATTAATATAGACATAGGTGTACTAGGAAACCCAGCCACAGGCGATACTCTACGTACCGCTATGCAGAAAATCAACACGAATTTCACGGAAGTATACTCTTTGGTGAGGGATGGATCATCTGGTCTAATAGCCACTGATGTAACGAACGGTGACCTAAAACTACAGGCCAACGGAACAGGTTCTATAGAGATTGACACTTTATCAATACAAAACAGCACAATCTCAAGCATCACTACAAATTCGGACATCACGATCACTCCTAACGGAACAGGTAATGTTGTGTTAGGTAACTTTACTTTCAACGCAGATCAAACTGTGGGAGCCAGCGAAGACAATTACGTATTTGTATATGATCACAGCACAGGTACTATAGGATTGGAAGCCTCGGCCGCAGGAGATGTCACAGCGAGTTCCACGACAACATTCACCAACAAGACATTCGACGCCAACGGCACAGGTAACTCATTATCAAATGTTGACATCGCTGACTTCACATCAGGGGTGTTCCTTGACGAGGACAACATGGCATCAAACAGTGCCACTGCGATTGCCTCACAACAGTCGATCAAGGCATACGTGGATGCCGAGGATGCCAACATAGCATCAGACTCAATGACATTCACCAACAAGGCAGGAAACATATCTCAATGGACCAATGACTCCAACTACGCCACACAGGCATACGTGGACGCCAGGGACATAGGTGACCTATCCGTTGTAGGATCAACAATATCAGCACCGTCGAACGCGGATCTTACTTTGACAACATCAGGCACGGGCAGTGTGAGTGTGGACGGAATACAGATCAAAGGAACGGAATTGAGTTCAACGGATTCAACACAGGTAACGATCAAAGAGAATCTACACGTCACAGGAAACATCACAGGAACATTTACAGGTTCAGTTGCTTTCTCTAACGTGACATCAACGCCGACAACACTTGCAGGCTACGGCATAACGGATGCCGCGAGTGCAACAGCGACAGCATTGACAGTGGTGGGTGATGACTCATCGGGTACAGCGGTCACACTGGGAGAGACGTTCAAAGTGGCAGGTGCCACGGGAGTGACAACAGCAGTGTCAGGCGACACCTTAACCGTCACAGGACCAGATTTATCAAGTTACATCACAGCCAGTTCATCAGACACACTGACCAACAAGACAATAGATGCCAATGGCACTGGAAATAGTATAAGCAATCTAGAAGTTGCGGACTTTGCCGCGGCCAGCATAGTGACAGCAGGCGAGGGCATAGGATCAAACAACAACGACACGACCATTCCAACATCAGCGGCTGTGAAAGCATACGCAGATTCAGTTGGCGGTGGTTCAACTGGTGACTTGACAATATCAGGAAGCACTATTAGTTCACCTTCAAATGCTCCATTAACATTGGATCCAAGCGGAACAGGAAAAGTCACCGCGGTCGGTGGACTTGTGGTCACAGGTGGTGACACAGAAACAGCGGACATATCAAGTTCAGGACAGATAGACGCGGTGGGTTTCACAGCAACAGGTTCAAGCACATTTGACGGTGTTCAGATCACAGACAACACAATTTCATCAGCCACATCAAACGCTGACCTACAGATAAACGCATCAGGTACAGGAACGATCGTACTAGAGAATTTGAAAATAGGCACAAGTGGTTCAACTGTGACGACTATACTCGACGAAGACAACATGTCTTCAAACAGCGACACAGCACTGGCCACGCAACAATCGATCAAGGCCTACGTTGACTCAGAGATAAGTGGAGTCAGTGGAGGGTCAACCGGAGACATCACGTTCACGGGTAGCACGATACAATCACCTTCAAACGCGGACATCACACTTGACCCATCAGGCACAGGAGGAGTTGTCGCACAAGGTCCAGTGACATTCAACGCCGGATACATTGAGAAGATCAATTCATTAACTTCGAGCTCGACCATAACTGTCAACTGTGCATTGGCCAGCATACACACCGTCACACTAGGAACGTCAACAGAATTCAACATCACCAACCTACCAACAGGTGGTTCAGTGACATTAATAATAACACAGGATGGAACAGGAACAAGGACGGCCACATTCGGCACTGACGGATCATCGGCTGTGAAGTTCCCATCCAACAGTAGCACACTATCCACAGGCGGTGGCGACATCGATGTAGTGACGATCATCAACGACGGAACCAACTTCCTGGGCAACATTGCCAAGGACTACAGGTCATCATAGGGGGACTGGATGCCTCTGGGTATACACAGACACATCATCACAGTGGGCGGCAACTGGGATCCTACGGCGAGCATCACCACACGTTATCACATCGACGCCTCAGACACCAGCACTTACACGTTGAGTGCTAACGTCCTATCGTCTGTGACTGACAAATCAGGCAACTTCTCAATCACGATCGGCGGTAACCCCCAAAGGCTCACTGCCGCTCTAAATGGTCTCAATGTGTGGGACTTCAATGGAAACTATGATCTCACCACCACAGGTGAGGGGGCCGTCACGGACGGATCCGGCAACCACTGGGCCATAGGCGTGTTCCTGGCGGATACAATTAGTGACACCCAGGACAGTTTCTACAGTTTCACGAACAACACCGTGGCGGGCACCAGCAAGAGGGGATACGCCGTCAGCGCCGGTAACGCCAGTGCGTTCAACGGTGAGTTGGACCTGGACGCTTTGAGTTCCAACAGGATATCATCAACCATAGGTAACCTAGAGGCGTTTGACTCGGCAGTGAGCCTTGACGCATTCCACATAGTGGGCACCATATTCAACAAGACCGGCAACCAGATATCCGTCAGGGTGGACGGTTCAAACGCATTCACCCCGGTCAACGACTACGACAATGCCATCAACACCAACCAGGACATAAGGGTAATGAGGAACAGGGCCAACGAGAGGCTGGATGGCCAGTTGGCGGAGTTCTTCGTGGTGGGCGCACTGCCGGGCACGGGCGGTACGGACATAACCGACTTCCAGAAGGCAGAAGGATACCTGGCGCACAAGTGGGGTTTGACCGGTAATCTGCCCAGTGATCATCCATTCAAGAACGTCTCTCCTTAACCATAAATACCAGTAAATTATGGCACAAGAGGTAATAAACATAGGAACGATCGCGGACGACGGCACGGGCGATACCATACGAGGTGCGGGCATCAAGATCAACAACAACTTCACGGAGTTGTACGCTGATCCGTTGGCGACCACCACACTGGGTTTCCTACAGAACGAGATCAGCAGTACGGCATCCAACGCAGACATAGTGTTGAAACCCTCAGGGACAGGTAGCGTACTGTTTCCAGCGATACGTATCAACGACAACAACATCGAGGGCACCAGATCCAACGAGGATCTAATATTGAGGGCAAACGGATCGGGATCTTTGGTTGTTGACGGGATCGGAATATCAGGAACTACGATCACTGCAATTGACTCATCCATAGTGAACATCAACGAGAACCTAAACGTTGATGGCACCTTGACTGCAGGAGCGACAACATTAAGTGGAGCGGTTCAAATCGGATCCACATTAGATGTGGTTGGTCTGACCACACTGTCTACCATGACAGTTTCGGGTGCTTCTTCATTCGTGGGAACAACCACGGTGGACAACCTCACGTTCAACGACAACATCATAGGCACCAGTTCCAATGCTGACCTTAACCTAACACCTGGTGGCACGGGAGTGGTCAACGTCAGTAATCTCACCATAGACTCCAGCATCAACCTCACGGACAACGTGATCAAGGTCACCAGATCCAATGACGATCTGACTCTGTCAGGCAATGGCACGGGCTCCACACAGATTTCAAACATCGATCTAGATTCAGGCACCATCGACGACACGGTGATAGGCGCCGCCACACCGGCCGCTGGAACCTTCACCACGGTGTCCTTAACAAATACGGAGATCAACGCTGGCCAGCTCAACATCAAGGACAACCAGATCACGGTCAACACCCTGAACGCTGATCTCGAGATCAGTGCCAGTGGATCAGGCAACGTCCTGATAAACGGTTTCAGTTGGCCAAACTCATATGCGGCGGGACAATTCATAAAGACGGATGCATCCAAGAACCTCTCCTTGGTCACCTTCCCAATTCTGTATGTGGAATCAGACATAGCGGACGGCACGGTCACCATAACAGGTGACTCCTCGACACAGACCATAGATTCATTCAGTGCGTCAACACACAGGAGTGTGAAATACCTGATACAGATGTCAGACAGCACGGCGGACAGGTACGCATTGGTGGAGGCCAACGTCACACACGACGGAACCAACGCCTATGTCAGTTCTTTTGCACGTGTAGGCAACGGTCAGGGAGATGGATCAACTGCGTATCAGTCAATAGTTTTGAGTGCGGACATATCGGGCGGCAACGTTAGGTTGCTAGGAACAGTAAATAACACTAACAACCAAGTAATAAAATTCGTGAAAAGGGTGATAAAAGTATAACATGGCACAACAGACTTTAAATGTAGGTGAAAACGCAAACGACGGCACAGGTGATACTCTGAGATCCGCCATGCAGAAAGTGAACGACATGTTCACGGAACTGTACCTATCTCCACTCACAGGCGGTGATCTAAGTTTCAGTGGCAATGAGATATCCGCCACTAGATCAAACGAGGACCTGGTATTCAAGCCTTCAGGCACAGGTGCCGTGTCCTTCCCAGCAATCAGGATCAACGATAACACTATCGAAGGCACAAGATCAAATGAAAACATAAATTTACTACCAAGCGGCACCGGTTCTGTGGTGTTTGGTGCAGTGAAATTCAGAGGCACGACATTGAGTTCCGATGACTCTACTGCCATCAACATCAACGATGGATTGATCGTAGATGGCACAATAAATGTTTCTGGTGCGGCAACACTTTCAGGTGCAACAAACCTAAGTTCAACTCTGGCAGTTCCTTCAGCATTGACAACACTATCTACGTTGAACGTGACAGGAGCAACGAGTTTGGTCGGGACAACCACAATAGACAACATCACATTCAACGACAACACAATAGCAACCAGTTCAAACGCTGACCTGAACCTCACACCGGGAGGTACCGGCACAGTGAACGTCAGCAACCTGACCATAGATTCTAATGTCAATATCACGGACAACAATATAACGACCACGCAATCCAACTCAGACCTGGTGCTATCAGCGAGCGGATCAGGATCCGTGGTGATGGCCAAGGTGGACATCAACAGCGGTGCCATCGACAACACCGTGATAGGTGCGACCACGCCGGTGGCGGCAACATTCACCACATTGACAACCACTAGCGGTATGACCATCGACGGTGTGACCATCACAGACAACACGATCTCGTCAAATGCCTCCAACGCTGACCTGGAACTTTCAGGCAATGGCACGGGAACGGTGTCCATCAGCGGTCTCAGTTTCCCAACGTCAGACGGTTCAGCGGACCAAGTGCTGAAGACGGACGGTGCAGGCAACATAGGATTTGTGACCATCTCAAGTGCATCCACATTGAACCACTCGGAGATCGGTGACAACACCGCAACTGTGGCAACATCTGCCACTACCGTCATAGACAGTTGGTCTAGTGCTTCGTACAGGAGTGCCAAGTACTACATCTCCATATCAGACGCCACCAACAGCAGGTTCGAGATGGTGGAAGCCACGCTGGTACACGGCCCAAGTGCTGACAGCACCACGGAGGCCTACGTTACCGTGTTTGGAAACACCGGTTCTTACACGGATCCATTATGCACGTTCACAGCAGACATAGACGACGGTAATGTGAGATTGCTGGCCACCAACATCACCAACGACAGCACAGTGTTCAAATTCCAGAGAGTCATAATAGACCTATAATAATTACATTAGGTTTATAGAATTTCAAATAAATACCCATAACAAAAAGGATTAACATAAAGTATGGCTAGACAAAACATCAACATAGGATCAAGTGCTAACGACGGCACGGGTGATCCACTAAGAACAGCATTTGACAAGATCAACGACAACTTCGTGGAACTTTACGGTACAGACAACGACATCAACACACTGGACGCGAACCTAGACGTAAACAACTTTGCAATAACAACAGGTGTGACCAACGGTGACATCACTGTCACTCCAAATGGCACAGGTAGCATCAAACTGGGTGCGATGAAATTTGTTGGCACAACAATGAGTTCTGACGATTCGACACAGATCACAATAGCAGAGAACATACAGACAACAGGCACGTTGAATGTGGCGGGTGCGGCAACGATCACAGGTGCCACAACTTTGAGCACCTCATTGGCACTGGCGTCGGGTGCAACTGTAACAGGTATACTAGACGAAGATGCCATGGGATCAGATTCGGCAACTGCTTTGGCGACGCAACAATCTATCAAAGCATATGTTGATGCACAGGTAACAGCCGCAGATCTAGATTTCACAGCAGACGATTCGACTACCAATTCGATTGATCTCGATTCAGAGGTGATGCAGTTCTCTGGAGGCACTGGTATAACCACAAGTGCGACGGGAAACACAGTCACAACGGCGATTGACGGAACGGTTGCCACACTCACAGGATCTCAAACTTTAACAAATAAAGTTCTAACAGCACCTACAATCAACGCGGCCACGATGACAGGAACTGTGACCGTTGATAGTATTTCAATGGCCGACAACACAATCACTACCAACGCCTCGAATGCGAACCTAGAACTGGACGCATCGGGAACAGGACAGGTCAGAATCATACCAAACACAACGGTGGTAGGAACATTGAACACGGCGGACGTTGCCACAACAGGTAACACAACTGTGTCGGGATCATTGACCACAGGAACTTTTGCAGTTGGTGACTTGAATATTATCGCAGACGGTACTATCACTTCTGACACAAACGGAGACATAACGATCGATCCGGCTGGAACAGGAGCCATTGTGCTAACAGGACCAATCACTCACGCAGGAACACAGACCACAACAGGACAACTTAATGTTGACAACTTGAGATTGGACGGCAACACACTGTCATCGACATCAGGCGGTATCACACTATCACCTGCCGCAGGACAGAACGTTGCGGTTGGCGGAACGAACGTGAAATTAACCGCCACAGAAGCCAACTTCACGTTGATGGAGGCCACTACAGTAAGGGCAGACGCCTTACAGAATGATACGTCAGATGGTGACATCTCTATCAGCACACAGGGTACTGGAGTTGTGGATCTTAACACGGCCACACAATCAACTGTGGGATCGGCGGGAGGTGCATCGGCACTGCCGGGCACACCGACTGGCTACATCAAGATCAAGATCGCGGGAACAATGAGAGTTATTCCGTTTTACGACGAATCTTAATAGCCAATAACACATCCTTAAGAAGGGACAATGAGGAAACACAGGAACGACCATAACAGGCGCAAGTCAGCACATTCTGAGATCAAACGCTTGGAGGAGGCCATACGACGTGAGCAGGACAAGATCACACGTGAGGGACTGCAACAGCACCTGGAACACTGGATTCGTACACAGAATAATAGCCGGTAATCGCCAATAAATACCCGTGTAAGGAGTAAGATTAATGGCAACACCAGTGTGGTCTACCACTGCAGGTAAAATTGCAACCATAGACGAGCAAGTCGCGTACAGTCTCCAATTGGAGGCCAACACCAGCGATTCAACGGCCATCACTTACTCCGTGATAGCAGGGAGCCTACCCGCAGGAATGCAGGTAACAACGGACGGGCTCTTGACAGGTACTCCGGCTGAGGTTGCCAAAAGAACTCTTTACACCTTCGTCGTGCGAGCCACGGCCGGTACCGCTATCACAGACAGGACTTTTTCACTAGACGTACAAGGTGCGGACACTCCAACTTTCACGACTGCTTCTGGACAACTACAACTTGATGACAGTACCAGCGTTGGATTATATTGGGTAATCGATGGTTCCAGTGTGTCACTGCAGATGCAGGCAACTGATTCAGACACCAGGGCGGGACAAACACTTGTGTATGAGATTGTTCAGGGATCGCTACCACCAGGAGTGACCATGAGCAAGTCAGGCCTGATATCAGGCATAGTCCAACTAACGGACGATCAAAGATATGGAGAACGTGGTGGATACGATGATGGTGCTCCAGAGGATCAATGGGATGGTACATTTGACAGAACAATAACATCAAAAAGTATCAGCAAGAATTTTGATTTCATAGTGCGAGTTTCAGACGGTACCAGTTTCGTAGAACAGAACAACAACATATTTGTTTATTCCGCAGACTTCTGGAGAGTCTCCAACACAGCGATCACAATCGACGCAACAGAAATACAAAACTCACCGCTGACCATGGACCTCAGTGCCAACAGGAGACCTGTTTTCAGGACAGGATCAGACCTCGGCACGTTCAGGCACGACAACGCATTTGTGGTGAAAATCGATGTTGAAGACTTCGATCCACTACAGGGAGATCTAGAATATTCTATACAGGCAGGTTCACTGCCCGCGGGTGTTTCCATAGATGTTGACTCCGGAGAACTCTACGGACAGTTGGCCAGACAGTCAGCGGTGGAGACAACTTACACATTCACTGTCAGAGCAAACAGGGTAGTGGCAACGGGAATCAACGTGTTCACAGACCAAGAATTCACCATGAAAGTGATTGGAGAGATCGACATAGGAATAGCATTCACTACGCCAACCTTAGTGGGCACATTGAAAGCCGACGTGCCAAGCCTGTTGTCAATAGAAGCAGTAGCAGAGGACACCAATCGTGTGCTCAGTTATTCAGTCACAGCGGGATCTTTGCCAACTGGTATCACTTTGTCGGAACAGGGAAACCTGATAGGCACGATAGATCCTAGTGATTTCACAGATTCCACGAGAACCTACACGTTCACGGTTACGGTGAGTGATCAATACCAATCAGCGGCAACTTCAAAAGAGTTCACAATCAATCTTGACATACCGTACACACAGATCGAGTATGGCAACATGTCTGGTCACGCAACATCCTTTATAGATCAGAACATATTCTACAACATAGCACAGGATCCAAACATCAATTCTGTAGACAACATATTCAGACCCGAGGATAGTAATTTTGGTATGAAATTAAAGCCTGACATGCTGATGATGTCGGGACTTGAAGCACAGACGTTGACTGCTTTCCAACAGCAGATGGAACAGAACCATGCTCCCAAGACCCTGTACTTTGGAGACATAAAGACAGCAGTGGCCAAAGAAGGAACCGCCACAAAATACGAAGTGGTCTATGTAGAGATCAAGGACAACATGGTCAACAAGGATGGACAATCTGTTTCCAGTTCCATTAATTTACGTGATGTTGTTTCGAAACCTTTACTAGGACCAAGGGCGTCAACCATGAATGCAACAGCAGATTACATAGATTATGAAGTTACCACTGACGGAGGGCTGTCGTTCAGCACATCAGGTTCAAAGGTGAGATACGCCAACCAATTGAGTGCGGATCTGGGATTCATGGAAACGGTATATCCCAACGCGGTTGCCAACATGAGGTCAAGGATGAAGAGCCTGGGACACAAAGAATGGGACTACCTACCCCTATGGATGAAGACCACACAGGCAGGCGACCTGGCGCCACTGGGATATGTGACCGCGGTGCCCATCTGTTACTGCAAACCTGGAACATCAGCATTGGTCAAAAAGAGGATAGAAGACAAGGCATTGAATTTCAAAAACATAGCATTCACTATAGATAGATATGTGGTGAGCAAAAGCAAGGTCGCAACAGATACATTCACAGCGGACGGAACAACGGACAGTTTCGTTGTTGATGAACTGCTACACGAAGAGGACGTGTTGATCAAGGAAGGAACAAACACAGTGTTTGTGGGGCAAGGAGTGACAGCAGACAACAATATCAAACCTACCTATCTGACAGCGGACGGAACACTGCGTTCTGCTGATCACGAACTAGGGATCACGTTGTCACACAACACCGCCACAAAGAAAACAACAATAACTTTTACCAAAGAGACACCACAGGCTGGCACAATTATTAAAGTGGAGAGAAGTAACGATAAATACCTAAAATTTAGAGACAAAGGAATACAGTAATGGCGAGTAACATAATACCAGGAAACATAGACGGAACATATCCAAAAGCAGGGCAAGACAACAGTTCACAGGGCTTTAGGGACAATTTTTCCGAAATTAAAAACAATTTTACCACGGCCGCCACAGAGATAACTGACCTACAAAACAACAAGGCCAGTTTGAATTCATCCAATGACTTCAATGACAACGAGGTTATAAAAGCGAAATTAAAAAACACATCGGAAACTGTTTACACACACGGATCAGTGTCTAGTGGTGCAGTGACGTTGAACCATGATAATGGTCATTACCAAACATTGACCATCACGGCGGATACCACTTTCGCATTTTCAAACTTCCCAACAGGAGCGTTGGGCAGGATAATTTTAGACATAACCGTGGCACCGACATCAACGGGTATTTTGACTTTCCCCAGTGCTGTGATCAAGGCCGACAATGTCACAGGCAGTGACGGAACCTCGGACCAAGTAACGATAGGGTTGGGCCGGGCACTATTCGAATTCATGTCACCAGACGGTGGCACAACAGTATTGATGCACCAACTGGGCAAACAGTACGCATAATAATCAAGGAGTCCGATGTACTTCCATCCATTACAAGAAGAGATAGGCAACATGTCAGAAGAGGACATTTCCAAACGTATCAAAGAATTGAACAGGAAGGTGGCAATCGCGAGACGTGGCAGGAATCCGGAATTATTGTTCAATCTCCAACAAGCATTAAGGACATATCAAGATGCCATCAGACAGAGACGTATCGAGGAATGGCACAAGAACAATAAGAAATTGAGGAACGAACCAGACCTAGGCGACCTGGTCAACATAGACTAGTAAATAGTTTTGATGTCAAACACATTCACCTGGAAGACAAAATTTAAAAGTATCATCATTGTTGACGGAGAACTGTTCGCTAATGAATACAAACTGAACATATCTCTCACACCACACACGGCAAGTCTCAAGGAGCAGACAGATTATTTCGAGAGACTGAAGAATCTCTTCGAACAGGTGTTCGCCAACACGATAACCACGTGGAGGGACGAGCCACTTTACCACACTTTGAAAAAAAGTACAACAAACAGATTCATTGAATTGCCAAAACCACCCTATGACCAGATCATGGCGGCCGTTTGCTTCTGCAAGGCCAACAGCATACTGAACAGCAAGATCGTGATCAATCACATAGAACTGAGTTCGTGGCAGGGAGATGGTATTACCTACACGGTTGACAAAGACAGCAAAGAGCTTATACTGTTAGATAGGCCCGATTGGTTCTCAGCGAAGTTCAGCAAATTTGATCCATGGTGGTTGAGGGCGGACACGGCAACATATGATCAAGAACTTGACAAAGGCATCTACACAGGACACTTCAGTTGGAACAATCAAGAGATTCCTGTTGACAAGAAGCACGAGTACCATGCTAAAATATTCGAGTTCCAACCAAAGGTACTAGATGGCGGCAAAGACAAAGATAAATGATCATGGTGATGTGATATTCTCGGAAGAGGATGTCATCGAATTGCTGTACACGGATCCAGACTTCGACATATCAAAACTTTATCTCAATGACATAGACAAGTATTCAGAGAGCCTCAAGGAGTTGGGCATCGACCTGCCTGTGATAAGCACAGTGCCAAAAAGGTCATCTCCCGCTGAGTTTGATAAACAGAACTGTGACAACTGGCACATGCCTGACAAGTATTACCAAATAAATGTTTTGGAATGGTTGTTGGACAAATGCCAGAATGATGAAGAAAAAATGAGGGTTCAGATGGAATATGATCTGTTTGAAAAGAAAAATTTCATACGTGTGTTACAATTCCTCATATACTTTGTAGACACACTAAGAGCCAACAACATGGTGTGGGGTGTAGGTAGAGGTAGTAGTGTAGCAAGTTTTTGTTTGTTCTTGATAGGAGTACACAAGATAAATCCCATGCTGTACAATTTGAACATCACCGAATTCTTGAGATGATAAGTAATAATATAGGAGTTTAACGATATGGTAGCAAGAGCACCCAGAAAAAGAATGTATAGGACCATGCAGGGACGTATGGTGGATATAGAAAAACTTAGAGCGGCCAATGAATCTACTCCAGCGGTTGGTAACATGAATGTCAACGCCAGGGGAGATGTGTTGGGAGCAGGTGGACAAGTTGTGACACCAAAAGAGCAGATTATAAAGAAGTATTACGAACAGCCAAAAGGCATGGTCAGTGACACACCAAGCAGAGGCAAACCAATGCCGGCGCCCAAGACGGAGCCAGTGAAGACAGTGCAGAAGATGACACCAGTGGCGGCCAAACCAGCACCAAAGAAAACTGTAGCACCACAGCCCAAGAAGGTGGAGCCTAAGGTAGAGACGGTTACAAAACCAGTTGAAACTTTCAAGCCAAAAACAGAGAGCACGGCCAAAAAAGGCATAGATGCGGCTCTTGACGGATTAGAATAAATCTTATATAATAATCCTATAATGGGACAACTAGAAGACTTACAAGCAAAAGGATTTGGATCACACGGTGGAAAGGAATACACCGTTGACTACGACATCACACCTCTCAAGAAGAGAGTGCTAGTTTCAGACATGCACTTCGGTGAGACAAAGACTAAAGGTGGAATAATACTCACAGACGACGACGGATCAGAATCGGGCATACATCCTAGATGGGGCAAAGTTTACGCCATCGGTGATCAGCAGGAAGACGTCACAGTGGGACAATGGGTATTGGTGTCACACGGAAGATGGAGCAGAGGATTCAAGGTCAAGAAAGAGGGCGTGGAACTAGAAGTACGAATGATTGACGAGAATGACATCTTATTAGTGTCAGACGAAGAACCCGAGCAAAACAGGACCAAGGCCGGCTACGTGAACACAGGTGGCATGAGTCAGATGACTTCGTTACCTGGCAATGATTAAACTACACATCTGTTACGTCTGCAACAAACAATTCTTAAACGCAATATACTGGTACGACAGCCTACACGACACCAAATACGACAAACGTATAATCAGGCCATTCTGTGGTCCTGCCTGTGCAAACAAGTACAGGGAAATGTCAGACGTGAACGGTTATCCACAAAGGAAACCATTGCCCAATGGTCCGGAATGGCAGATCATAACAGACATCAATTCGATAGACTATGAAACTGATTAAGATCAAAAAAGTAAAAGTTGAATTAAGCAAGTTAGTGACCATGGCAGAGATGGGTCTAGGCGTTGAACGTCCTTTAAACAAAGAGAAGAGGACATGGATCAACAAACTTAAAAAGGACGGTGCATGGGATCCAATACTAGTGACACCAATAAAAGATTCAGGATACTATCTGTTGACAGACGGCTGGCACAGGGTACAGGCCGCAAAGGGTTTGAAAAAGAAAACCATCAACGCATTACAATTACCAGCCAATGCAGGACTGAGCATGGCCAAGGCCAACAAGATCTTGCGTGACATAGACAGAGAATACGGATTCCAACTGCATTGCAGTGACATCATCGGACACTGGGCCATGATGGAAACACTGCTGGACTAGACATATCACATATACCTGCTATAATTAACACATGATACAACGTTTTGGTTTCTGTTGCAAATGGCTCAATGACACCAGTGAGTTCGGTGGCATGAAAGTGAACGCAAAAGACAGGGATCTCAACGGCAGATCAACAACCATGCGTTGGCTCCGTGAACACAAGGACGAAGCAGAGCAGAGACAGTGGGACATCATGACCCACAACACCACAGCCGCACGTAGATTGATCGAACGTGTGGGCACACTGCCACCAGAACGTAGGATGGTGAGGTTGGGTAGCGAGATGTTGCAAGGCTACACAGAGAAAGATTGGAAGACATGGTGGCAACAACCCGACATACAAAGTCATTTAGAAAATTTATTCGCACCGGTCGGTGAGATGTCTAGGAAACTAGATGTAAAAGTAAGTTTCCATCCAGGACAATTCTGTGTGCTGTCAAGTGCGACTCCTGACATTGTTGAACGTAGCATAGAAGAATTCGAATACCATGCGGACATGGCAAGATGGATGGGGTTTGGCAAAAGTTTCCAAGACGGTTGCAAGATAAACGTACACATCTCAGGCAAGCAAGGACCAGACGGCATAATAAAAGCATTGCCCAGGCTATCACCGGAGGCAAGGAACCTGATCACAATAGAAAATGACGAGATGAGCCATGGACTGGAACAGTCGTTGATGCTGGAGAAACACCTAGCATTGGTTCTGGACATACACCATCACTGGATCAGAGATGAGGAATACATTGAAGCAACAGATGATCGAGTCAAGAGAGTCATAGACTCATGGCGTGGTGTGAGACCCAGTATGCACTACTCGTATTCCAGAGATGAACACCTGGCGGTTGCTGGACTTGGAGACCGAACACACACAGAGATGCACAACATTAAGGATCTACTGGAAAGAGGTTGCAAGAAACAGAAACTTAGGGCACACTCGGACTTATTACCAAACAGGAAGGTAAATGACTGGGCACTGTCATTCTCAGAAAACTTCGACATACAGGTGGAGGCCAAAGGAAAAAACATGGCAACCGAACAATTATATAGACAAGCGAAGGAAACTTCTGTAATATAACACATATGAAAGATTTATGGGTAGAAAAATACAGACCTAAGACTCTGAAAGAGTACGTGGTCAGAGACGAAGCACAACGACAACAGATACAATCTTGGATCGACGACAAAGCGATCCCACACTTGCTATTGAGTGGTGCACCGGGAGTGGGCAAGACCACACTGGCGAAGGTGTTGTTTGGAGAACTGGATGTCAGCAGTTATGATATCTTAGAGATAAATGCTTCGAGGGAAAACTCCGTTGATACTGTGCGTGAGAAGATCAACAACTTCGTACAGATCATGCCATTCGGTGCATACAAGTATGTGTTGCTGGACGAGGCAGACTACATGTCACCAAATGGCCAAGCGGCGTTGCGTGGTGTGATGGAGATGTATCACACATCAGCGAGATTCATATTGACCTGCAACTATCCCAACAGAGTCATACCAGCACTGCATTCGAGATGCCAAGGCTTCCACATGGAGACCATAGACAAGACAGAGTTCACGGCGAGGGCGTGTGAGATATTGATACAGGAAGGCATAACACCAGACATAGAGATACTGGACACCTACGTGAAGGCAAGTTATCCTGACATGAGGAAATGTATCAACATGTTACAACAGAACGCTAGGGACGGCAAACTGATGCCACCAGCATCGGGAGATTCAGGACAACAGGACTACAGACTGCAGATGGTGGATCTATTCAAGCAAGGCCGGATACAAGAAGCAAGGAAACTGGTGTGTGCTCAGGCTAGACCAGAGGAGTGTGAGGAGATATACAGATGGCTGTATGACAACTTGGAAATCATATCCAAAGATGAGGACGCACAGGACAAAGCGGTGCTAATTATCAAGCAGGGATTAGTCGATCACTCATTTGTAGCAGATCCTGAAATAAACCTTGCATCAGTCATGATAAAATTATCGAGGTTAAACAATGGGTAGCAAACACAACAAGAAGAGATACTTCTGTGTCAAGTACATAATAAAACCAGACAAGAAGTTTGACGAGTTCGTGGAACTGTCAAAGAAGAAGATCGGTCCAGGCAAGATGCTGGAATACACAGTGGTACTTGATCTAATTAACAAAGAGGTACTCAAGAATGAACTACCTGGGATACCCGTCGCACAGAGAGACGAGATTCCATTCGAACGTATAGAACAGCACTACCGACAGTGGTACGCTGAAGCGATGGATCAGTTCGTCAAATAGCCTGATTGTACATACGCTTTAGCATAGCCAATTGGCTGGCTCGCCATATTTTCATTAATATCCTACGTCTACGTCTGTCCTTCTGTTTCCTTATCTTAAGCCAATTCTGATTCTGCATGTACAAACTTACACGCTTGTCGTACACTCGTTTCTTCCTCATTAGTTTCCATAGTTTGCGTTGAAATAAAGGTCGCATTTGTAGGCCGTTCGATGATAACATAAGGGTCCTCGTAGGTTGTGGTTGATTTTGATTTGATGTGTCTTTGTCGACTCATGTACAAATACTTAAGATCAAATTTCCAGATTAAGTATGCATATTTTACAACACAGATATTTAGGATAAATAAGAACTATGCATGACGTCTTAGACATAATCAAAAACGTACAATCGCTATACGCAGTAGGCCCTACTTTGGGCATACTCAAAGACTTCGAGAGGGTCGTGGACGAACTAGATGTGTACGTGTTCCAGAACTGGGAGGATGGAGAATTACTGTCAGGCCCGGTGGATTCAAGACACTTCGTCACATGTTCTTTCATGTGGCCAGCAGACAAGATGCCAGATCCTGCGGGAGGCAAGAGATTGCTAGACAGAGGTTGTAAAGTCACATACAAACGAGACGAGTTGATGAAACCTAGACAGATCAAATCACCGGAGGACTACAGACCAGGAACAACCAAGGGTAAGATAGACGCACATGACATATGGGTTGTAGAAATCAAGATGCCAAAAGATTTGATCGGCAATTTCAAACACGGCAAGGACGAGATCGAGAGCCAGGACGAACAAGCACAGGCGTCTGGAGATTTAAGTAGTTTAGATGACATTAGTTAATGAAGGATTAAAGGCCGGAGACCTGGACGGAGTCGTTAGCAAACGATTCTCAGTTGACCAATTCAAATCCAAGATGGGTGACGACAAGAACATCATGGTCTTGGCGTTCACGGTTGACGGAATGGCACCTGCCAAGGACCTGGAACGTTTCGCGGAGACAGGATACAAGGAAGTGTTGGACGCAGATGCCACGCCAGGCACACTGGAAGACGGCAAGCACAGGGTTTTCATTGAGTTCGCGAGGGTAGAAGCGGTGGACCAACACATCAGGAAGTTCCTAGACGATCTCAAGAAACTCACAAACATTGATACATTCGAGTTCACGTATCACAAGAGGACCGTGCCATTCGAGGCCAGTGCTAAAAATCTAGCAGATGTGCTACCGAGGACACCAGAGGCATACAATCAAAAGATCAATTCTCTGAAACTGGGGGAGATAAAGGATTTCTTTGACAGATTCCAGATGATGGAGTTCAAACTGGACAACAACATGGTGCAAATAAAGAAACAGAAAGCGGACACATTGAAATTCGAACTACACGCATTTGGATCAACCAACATGATCATGAACGAGATCAAGGCATTCAAACTGGACGAGTCAGCGATGAGCGAATGCATGTACCTGACCAAATACTTTGGTCCATACCAGATCACCAAGACCACGGAAGACAGATTCATATTCAGCAAGGATGGCCAGTCAGCACTGATGAGCAAAGCAGGTTGGTAATATTTAATATACGCACTTATTGATAAATAAGTGTATGAGATTAAGCACAAACTTCACACTAGCAGAATTCACAAAAAGCCAGACAGCCACAAGGAAAGGCCTAGACAACACACCAGGTGCGGAGCATCTTGAAAGTGCTAAAGCACTTTTTGAAAATGTCGTGCAGAAGGTCAGAGACAAATTTGGCGTTACAGTGATCAACTCTGGATACAGGGGACCAGCACTGAACGAAGCAGTGGGTGGTTCTTCTAAATCGCAACACTGTAAAGGTGAGGCCGTGGACATAGAATGTCCAGGCACAGGAAATTATGATGTTGCCAAATGGATATCCGAGAACTGCGACTTCGACCAATTGATATTGGAATTCTACACTCCGGGCATACCTGATTCAGGCTGGGTACACGTGTCATACAAGTCAGAAGGTAACAGAAAGTCTATTCTGACTGCCATGAAGGAAAACGGTAAAACCGTTTACAAGCCTGGTCTTATCCAATAAATACGTACATTATGTTTTCAACGATAAAGATGGCAATAGCCATAATGCTGATCACTGGTATAGCCGGTGCGGGCGTTTATGTAATGAAACTGCGGGCGGACAACGCCACACTCAAGGCCAATCAGATAGAACTGGAAAAGGGCATAGAAGCACAGACAAAGTTGATAGAACAACAGAAGGTGGACTTCGAGGCCATAATGGAAAGCAACAAGAAACTCAACAATCTCGTGATGACTTTCAAGAAGGACCTAGACGATCTAGACAAACGTTTCAACAAGAAGAAAAGAGATTTTGGCAAACTGGCCATCGACAGGACAGCGGCCATCGAACGAATAATGAACAAGGGTTCCGTGAACGCCAAGAGGTGTGTTGAATTGGCATCAGGCGCTAAACACACCGAAGCGGAACTGAAGGCAACCAAGAACTCGGAGATAAACCCGGAATGCCCAAGCCTAGCAAATCCGAATTACGTGCCATATGAATAAATTTTTAGCAATATCATTAATATTATTATTGACCGGTTGTGGCATAGGTGGTGAGAAGAGGATCAAACTGTTCACTGTTGAAGAACCAAGACAGAAGTTGAACCTGCCAGACCCAATGCCTCTTACATTAGAAGACATACGTTGGATAGTGATCACAAGTGAGAACGCAGAAGAGGTCTTTAAGAAATTGGAAGAAGCGGGTATAGACCCAGTGCTGTTTGGTTTGACCGACAAGGACTATGAACTTTTGTCCAAGAACTTCGCACAGATCAGACAGAAACTACAAGAAACAAACAGCCTACTTGAGGAATACAAGAAATACTACGAAGGGACAGAGGAGAAAAAATAATGTGGACGTACAGAACTAAATTGAGAAGAGTGGTGGATGGAGACACGGTGGACGTGGACATCGACCTAGGCTTCGGAATATGGCAGATGAATGAACGTGTGAGGATCATGGGCATAGACACGCCAGAATCAAGGACAAGAGACAAGATTGAAAAGAAATTCGGATTGGCCGCAAAAGCAAAATTGAAATCATTGCTTGGTCCAAAACCGATATTGCAGACAACCATCAGCAAGAAAGGTGAGGACATGAAGGGCAAGTTCGGAAGAGTGCTTGGAGACTTCATCATAGACGGCAAACAGGTGTCACAGATCATGTGCAAAGAGGGTCACGCAGTGGCTTACTTTGGTGGAGCCAAAGAGGACGTGCAGAAACAACACATGAAGAACAGGAAGAAACTGGTAGAAGCAGGTGTTGTCAAAGGTGCGATCGAATAAATACGCACATAAACGAGGAGAGTAAATGGAACTATTAATAACTTTAGCAATGAAATTTTGGCAATGGACTGTGCTTATCGCAGTCGTGATCATAGCCGCTATCATCAATGTATTTGACAAAAAACAAAAACCAAACTTAAAATTCAACTTCAAAGGAATGCCGAAGTTACAACCAGTGCCGATCAAGACCAAAGGCAAAGGATTCTGGAAAGGTATAATCATGTGGTTGTTATCAACAAGAAACTGGGTGCTAACGGATGACTGGAAGTACAACATAGACGGAAAAGAATATGTTATCCCAGCAGGATTCCAATTTGATGGTGCAAGTATTCCAAAGTTCCTAAGGACTTTCTTCTCTCCGGTTGGTGTTTTACTGATGGGTGGACTAGTACATGATTACGCATACAAATACAAAACACTTCTAGAAGCAAACAAGAAAAAGACAATGGGCGAGTTGACACAGAAGAGAGCAGATGAGATCTTCAGAGACATCAACATAATCGTTAACGGATTCTATTCAATGAACTACCTGGCATATTGGTCATTGAGGATAGGTGGCTTTGTTGCTTGGAATGGTCACAGGAAAAGAAACGCTAAGATACCGGGGATCAAATAATGGCTGAACAACTTACCGAAGACAAGTTAGTGCAAAAGAAAAAAATCAACATTGAATTAGACGTTGACACAAACGTACACGACAGTTCTAAGAACAGGTACCAAGGCTTGATAGATCTTGCCAAGGCCATTGACAGTTGGAGAATATTCCCAAGAGTGTTCATCTCAACCTACATATTCCTACTTTACAAAGTGGTGATATGGTACATGAACCTAGCGGCACCCACAATGGAACAGTCAGGACTTGTTTCGATCGTGGTTGGCGCTGGAGCGGCCTGGTTTGGACTCTACACAGGTTCAAGAGCAAAATCCAGCAAGTAATTACCACTGCGTTGACAAACGCACAATCTAGTGTAAAATAATAATGATGAAGAATTATTATGACGTGCTAGGTGTGAATGAGCAAAGCACCAGTGCGGAGATCACGAAAGCATTCAAGGATCTAGCCAAGAAACATCACCCTGACAGGGGCGGTGACAAGGACAAGTTCCAGGAGATCAGCGAGGCACACGACACACTGAAGAACTCACAGAAGAGGCACGACTACGACACCATGCGTAAGTTCGGCAACGCCAACACGGGAGGCGGACAGCATCCGTTCTTCAACGAGGACATCTTTGGTGACTTCTTCTCAGGTTTCCAGGGCGGAGACATGGACTTCAACACCAGTTTCAACTTCACCAGAGGACCAGGTGGAGAGAGGATATTCAGACAGAACAGGGCACAGACCAGGGGCAATAGGAACGTACAGGTGAGGATGGCAATCAGCATCAAAGAGGCAATGACCAAGAGTGAGAAGACCATAAACTACAAACTGCCCAGTGGCAGGGACGAATTTGCGACCGTGAACATTCCAGCGGGTGTGCAACATGGTGTGACATTCAAGTACGCGGGCATGGGTGATGATTCTATAAAGAACTTACCACGTGGAGATCTTATGGTTGTTATGAGTGTGTTGGATTCAGACGGGTACACACGCAAAGGCAATGACCTATACACAGACAAGACCATAGACTGTTTCCAAGCAGTTCGTGGATATGAGTTTAATCTGAAAACCCTTGAAGACAAAATAATTAAAGTAAAAGTACCTTCAGGAACACAACCCAACACCATACTACAAGTGAAGGGACAGGGAATGCCTGTACATAAAACGATAGGCATACGTGGTAACCTTTATGTCAAGATACACATACTGATACCGCAACTGAGTGCCGCGGATTTGAAGAAGATAAAGGACCTATGAGGACAAAGAAGAAATACATACACGTGAACCAACACGTGATCAGGGCAAACAAGAAGCACGGAACCAACGATCCCGTGATAACAATAAAGCAAGGCAGTAAGAACACCTACTGCCATGAGGTCGACATCAAAGGGCCAAGTAAGATCGTGTACGGTGGCAACGACAAACCGTTACTGGCCTGCGGTGCAAGGGTGGTCATAGAGACAGAAGCGGACGTGGAGATAGTGAAATGATACAAGTGTTCCAATACCCACACGAGACACTGCTACAAACCAGCACAGCATGGACTGATGCGGATGCAATACAAGGATACGATGACAAAGAGAAGTTTGAATCTGACATGATCAGATTGATGTTGGACGAGCGTGGCATGGGACTTGCGGCCAACCAGATTGGCATTACCAAAAGATTCTTCGCAATAGGCCATGACTCATTTGACACATTCCAAAAACATGCTATAATTTGGAATCCACAGGTGATAAATTCCAGTGAGGAGAAAGTGATCGATATTGAGGGATGTCTTTCTTTTAAAAATGTATTTGTTAAAGTGGAGAGACCAAAAGTTATAGAAGTGCAATATGAAACAACACA